GAACGACCCAGCAGCCGAAAAGGTGCCGGGTCGATGAAGGCAGCGAGGACCCGTTTGTCCATGCGCCTAGTGTAGCCCACTTGGGGCTAAGTCAATTAGGCAGGCGTGATGCCTTCGTAGTCGATGGCCGTCACGGTGACCGCGGTGAAGCCCTTGTTGGAGCCCTTCTCGTCAATCTTAGTGATGGTGCCAACAAAGGAAACGGAGGCCGAGCCAGCCGGGTAGGCGGTGGCGGCGTTCAGCGTGAAGCTGAGAGCGGCGCCGAGGGCCGGCATCGTGGAGGTCTTGCAGATACCTTCGACCGTAATCTCGGACTTACGATCGTCGAGGCGGTGGGTCTTGGTCAGGCCGGCTTCGTCGACCACCGTGGCTTCGGCGTTGAACGAGGAGGACAGGCTGTAGGACTGCACAAAGAGGTTCGTGACAGTGCCCGCAACACCGTAGAGGCAGGTCGTTCCGTTAGAGATAGCGGCCATTTGAATATGCTCGCTTTGGTAACCTTACGCGGGGAAGACGGTCAGGATGTCGAAGGTGAACGAGGTCGCCCAGGAGCGCTCGTCGATACCCTCGTCTTCGGACTGCATGGTGACGTCATAGCAGGACGCGTCGCCTGTGGCCGTGAAGGCCGCTTTGATGGAGGTCAGGTCACGCATATTGCCGGACAGGGCGGCACAGCGCAGGCGGTGATCGGCGAGGGTGGTGTCGTCGGCGTTCGAGAACAGGGTGATGCGGACCGAGCAGGAGAAGTTGCCTTCGCCTTCTGGGAGGTCGGACGGTGCCCGGGCGGCTTCGCAGAGCACCACGGCCTTGGGCAGGGTCTGGGTGGCGTTGTTGTCCCCGGTCAGGAACGTGACGGTGGTCAGCCCAGTCTGGGTCGAGAGGTAAGTCGCGACGGTGGACTCGACGATGTGACGGATGGATTTGGTGCCCATAAAGGTTAGCGGCGGTTAGCCAGCTGGATGGTGGAGTTCATGTGTTTCTCGAAGCGTGCCTTCATCTGTTTGATACGGTTTGCGTAGACCAAGGGAAGCACGGAGGCATCGACGCCGATGTTGTTCACGTTGCCCTGGGTGTTGGTCACGCTCAGCTCGACGACCTTCTCGGTGGCCAAGAGGCTGTTGGTTCCGCGGACTTGGGTGTGCCGGTTAATCCAGGCTACCTTGAGGAGGTCGACGCCGAAGTCTTTAGGGACACCGTTGATGCGGGGCTTAGGCAAAGAGCGTAGCGCCGAAGCCCAGCCCGACTTGATCATGCCGACCATCTGCTGGCGGTCGCGGATGTATTGGTCGAGGTCGGACTTTGACTCGACGAGCATCTTGATTTTAGTCGGGCGGACATTCTTGCCGATGCGGCCACCGAACTTGCCCTTGATGCGGTTGTGCGGCGGGCGCAGCTCATTGACGAAGCCCTGACCGTAGTCGGTCATTACAGGGTTGGTCGTGTTAAAGTAGTTCTTAGCCTTGGCGAACGCCCGGGTATAGTCCTGGTCATTGGCAATCTTCCGCATGATCGGCGGGAGACCCTTCAGCGCCTGAAGCGTGCCCTTGCCGATAATCTTATTAAACAGGCCGATGTCGTTCGCCTTGGTGGCGTAGGCTAGTTGGTTGCCGAGGAGGGCCGCAGCCGAGTTGGCGTTACGGTCGTTAGCGGCCACGAAGAGTTTGGAGATGTCCCCAGCTACGGCTTGGTCTCCAGCGGTCTGGGCGGCCTTCGAGAGGCCACGGCCTCCGCCCTTGGGGAGGGGAGGGGTAAAGGTTGCCGCATCTTGGCAGGCAAGGGCGGCTTGTTCAAGCGCCGCGTCCCGCATAGTCTGCCCGGTGTTAGCCGCGAACTGACGGAGGGCCGCGATGAACTCAGCCTGAGACTTCGGACTGATGCTTACCGAGACCACCGTGAGTTACTGGTTATCGTCGATGACGACGAGCGTGATCCATGCCGACGCAGGCTTGTAGGTCTGGGTCGTGATGCGGACGGTCTTTCCGCCGGCGACAATCTTCTTCCCCTGGCTTAGGCTGGCGATGGGGACACCTGCCGACAGTAGGGCAGCCGATGCCCCATTAGACCCGTCTGGGAGGCTCCAGGAGGCCGTTACAGCGGGCACCCTGACCGAGTACTGGGTCCGCTCCATGTACCCCCCTGCTTCGAGGACGGTCATCACGGCGGGGTCGGAGATGAGGCACTGGAAGGTGATGGCCCCAGAGTTGGCCGACCCGGCCACGCCGAAGTCCGCGATCATCTCTTTGGCGTCGTTAAGAAACTCGGTTCCGTAGAGGCTCATCCTATCAATGCCGACTTTGGCAACGGGGCACAAAAAAGGGGCCCATTTCTGAGCCCCTTAAGTTCGTTGCCTTGGCCGCTATTAGGCGGTCTTGAGGCGGACGAGGGAGGTGGCGCGACCGACGGCAGCTCCGAACATCAGGGTGGCCGTGACGTTCAGGTAGCCAGACTGTTCCATGCCGACGAGCACCTGCACACCGAGACCCGTGCCGGCGTCCGTGGCGTTCGAGACTTCGAAGCCAGGGATGTCCGTGGAGTCAGGGAGGGCCGAGGCGAAGGCGATGGCGTCAGGACCAGCAACCCAGCCGGCGAGGTTTTCGCTGTTGGCCGAGAGGTTGGCGAACTGATAGATGCGGGCACCAGCGATGACACCGAGGTCGCCGTCGCGGATGATGTTAGCGCCGAGGACGTTGTTGCCAACGATCGTGGTGTCCTTGCGGAGGTCGGAGATGTAGGTGCTGTTGAGCACGGCGTAGCGAGGGCTCGGGGCCTTGGCGTCGTCGAGGGTCTTCTGCACACCGACGAGCTCGGAGTAAGCGAGGTCAACGCCGGAGGTCGAGGAGACGCTGTAGTTAGCGGCAGTGACCTGAGCGTTGATGACGTCCATGACCTTCTGGGCGAGACCGATAGAGGCGGTCTGGACGAAGTTGTTCACGAAGAAGTCAGCGCCGTAGTCCTTCAGGTTCGAAGGGGTGAAGCGGCTGGAAATCTTGTACTGGGTCAGGGAGACGGTCGCGGCGGTGATCGTCGCGTCGTCCTGAGTGAGGTAGCCACCAGAACCAAACGTGGTAGCGGTGGACGTGCCGATGAGGGGCACCTGGATGCTCATGCCGGTGGAGCCGGGACGAGCCGAGAAGACGGACGAGATACCCGAGAGGACGGGCAACTTGTTGACGAGAGCAGAGAGGACCCCTGCGGAGAGCACCGACGGAGCGGCGGCTAGACTGTTCGACATTTTATTATATAGTTAGGATTAGGTAGGGATAAGGGAAAATTAGAAAGAGGCCTTGATGATCGCGGAGCGATGGGCCTCAAAGTAGGCGTTGCGTTCCTTGGACCCGACAGGCAGGGCCATAAAAGCGACGTAGTGATTGACGGCCTCGGCAGGAGCGCCATCGCCCTGGGGAAGTGCAACCGGGGTGACGCCGACAGACGCGGCAATCTTGGCGGCCTCCTTGGAGGCGCTGACCTTAGAGGCTTCAGCTTCGAGGGCGGCGGCCTTGAGGGCGGCGGCTTCGGCTTCGATGGTCTTGACGACTTCGGTGAGGGAAGCGATGGAGGCGTCCTTGACGGAGGCTTCAACCTTCAGCTGCTCGAGTTCCGCGGCGGCGCCGACGGTGAGTTTCTCGACAGTGGCACGGAGGTCATCGCGTTCGGCGGTGAGGCCCGAGAGGGCAGCCGAGGCTTCGAGCAGTTGTTCTTCGATGGTCATCTTGAGTTTGCGGAGGTTGGAAACTTAGAAGGACCGCAGGGCTTCGGAGAAGGAGTCAGCCAGCCCGGTCACTAGTCCCTGGGCGGCGGCCTGCTTGCCCGAGAAGGTCTGGCCTTCCATGGCTTCGGCCTTCACCATCTTGCGCTTCATCAGCACGGCGGCTTTAAACTCGGAGTGGATCTCGTCCACGCTGGCCTGCAGGTTTGCCATCTGGCCTTCGTCAAGAGACGTGCCTTCAATGCCAGCACCCTTGAACTTGCCTGACTTGATGACGACCATCTTGATGCCAGCCATCGCGGCGGCTTCGGAATAGTCAGGGATAGCGAGGTAGACGCCGATGCTTCCGACGGCGCCGGCGGACTTGGAGGAGATGACCCGGTCGGCTGCGGAGGCGACCCAATAGGCGGCGGAGGCCATCTCGGTGTCAGTGTAAGCCATCGTGGGCTTCTCAAGGTTGCGGACCTTGTTGGCAAGTTCCTCGATGCCGGTGACCGTGCCACCAGGGGAGGAGACTTGCAGGGCGATACGCGTCACATCGGGGTTCATGGCGAACGCATCGACGGCGGCAGAGAGTTCGTCCACGTCAGTGGCGCCCATGAGGCGTTCAATAGGGGTCAGACCTTTGCCGATCACGCCGTACACAGGGATAACGCCAATGCCGTCCGCGGTGACGTAGGGCTTCGGGGCCACGCCAAACAGTTGGGCGAGCATATCCGTAAAGCCGAACTTCTCGGCGAGGACAGCGTGGTCCTTAGCCTTGGCCGGGTCGATGAGTAGGGGCTCGCGGCCCGACAGTCCATTGGTGAGGAAACGCATGGGGAAATTAGGATTTGGGTTCGTCTTCGGATTCGGGCTCTTCCATTTCTGCCAGCTCGTCTTCGGATTCGTCGACGGCCTCGACCGTACCCATCGGGGTGTTGGTCGGTCGGAAGAGCAGCTCAAACGGAATGCCGTACTGCTTGGCGAGGTTCTGGATGTGCACCATATCAGCGGCGCGTTTGTCCATCTCGGTGCGGAAATCTAGGCCACGCTGGGCGTAGAGCTCGGACATGGACAGGAGGCCCATCTCCACGTCGGCACGATCGTTGGCGGCTTCTCGGCCAGCGTCGACGGTGACAGACTTCGGGGTCGTCCATGAGACGCGGTTCCAGTGCGGGTCGTCTGGGATTTCGCCGGCGGCGATACCCTGACCGATGATGTAGCCCCACGTCGGAACGCAGAAGGTCTCGATGATAATGCCGGAATACTTCGAGAAGATTCGTGCCGCCTTGGCGGTGACCAAGCGGACAGTGGCTCCGCCTAACTTGGAGGAGTCGCCGACAAACTCGTAAGGCAGGACGCCCTGAGCGATGTCGCGTTCAAGCGCTGCGAGGAAGCCGACGAAGGTGCTGTTGGGGCGGTTGCTCTGGAAGGAGTTCATCGACTCGCCCTGGTCGAGCACCAGAAGTTTGCCGCCCATCGTGTTGGCAATGGAGGTGTAAGA